GTCGCCGTTGGTCGAATTAAGTACCAGGTCTCCGACCTTTACATAGGCAGTGGGCGTGAGATTAGAAAGCGGAAAAGTCTCCGACTCGGATACCGTCGGGCTTGTCCGGGTAGAGAATCCGGTTTGCGCCGCGATTGCTTGAATCTGCTGAAGGGTCTGCTGGCACGTGATCTTGTCGTCATTCGTCGAGTGAGCGTTGGCCTGCGCCTGGGCCGCAAGTTGCTCGATCGTCTGAAATGTTAGGACTAGGTCATCAATCTCGTCCTTTAGCGCCTTGATCTCCGCAACATCACCTTTAACCGTGTCATAAATAGCTTGGGCCTGTTGAGCATAATCATTGGCAGTGGAAGCGATCTCAAGGATTTCTGCCAATACCTCCTGCGGTGTGTGCTCCGATGTGCTTGGAACAATCAAGCATCGCCCCATAGCTTCTTTCAGCTGCTGGCAGTAAATAGTCAGAGTGTCGAGAGCGTCATTAAGAACCTCCGGATAGAAGCCCCCGGCATTAGTAAAGACCTTTTCTTGAAGGAAAGGAGCATTCGAAAGGATCGCCAGCGCTTTTCCGGACGGAAGCGCATTGTTTAAAGTGACTGTACCTCCGGGAGAATTTTCCTGATTATCGTTGAGCGTAACCGTGTAGTTCGTAGAGGCAAGCGTTTCCGAGACCGAAGTGTCTTTGTTGTCAGCAACGACAACGGACAAGTCGGAACTCTTCATCACTTTAAAGCTGAATGTGAAGGCCTTTGTCGAGCCGTCACTGATATAAGGACCAGCTCTCCGCAGTTCTTGAGAAATTGACATTAGCGATCTCCTTGCCATCAATTTTCATTTGACAGCAAGGAGGTTTATGGACGGGTTCTTAGTCCTTCTTCGCTTTGCCGGAGAGAACTCCCTGAACAAATTCACCAGAGTCCGCCGGCTGGATGTCTCCCGCTTCAACTCCTGCCATGTAGCCCAGTGGCTTCTTGAGGAAGCCAAGCGGAAGACCTGTCACCACAGAGAGAAGGTCAAGCATATTGCGGGTATAGGAACGGGCATTCACATCCTCATCGTTAAGAATCTCAACGGTTTGCTGAATCGCTTTGCCGCTACCCTCAATAAGGCCGTAGGCAGGAGCAGTCATGATTCGGCCTACATAAGGATCGGTTCCCCAGATGAATCGGGCCACGTCTGAGACTGCTCCGCCTTTTTGATCTTTGGCTAAGCTGGCGCCGGCAGTGTTAATGAATTGTCCGGCGATAGGCGCCATGGCCACGGCATTCTTAAAGGATTCCGAGGCCAACATTCTCAGCATATCGTCCATGCCGAATTCGTCATCATCTCCTGTGTCCGGATCTCCGAAGACAACCGCTTCAATGAGTTTCGCAACAACTGAAGGAATCGTCACAACTAAGAGCGCGTCTCGAGCATACATGCCGTAACGCTTAATCAGTTTCTTCTCCATGCTGTCTGCGTGGAAGCGCTCGTTCAAAAGATTGAACTGCATGTTGAAGTAGTTGTAGAAAACAAGGAAGGAGCGGTACAAAGCATTACCTGTTTCAACATTCGCAACGTTTTCCGGAGAGAAGTCCGACATGGTCGTTCGAATAACCGAGTCTGCATCCAGTACCGCTTCCTCTGTTGTCCTCCCTTTCTGCAGCGCCTGGTTGTAGGCTCCGACCCATGTGATCGCGTCAATCGGAATCTGGCAGAAAGACTGCAGGAAATATCCTTTCCGCATCAGGAAGTCATGTACTGGCTGAATGTATTTAGTCTTAGCAGCAACAGTCTTATTGAAGATGCCCTTTTGTTTCGTAACACGATTGTCCTGAGTAGAGGAAATCTTATAGACCTGCGACTGAAACTCCATCGCACGGTCATTGAGGCGAGACATCATGAAAGGAGAAAGCTGAGTGATCTGTTCTGTTACCCTCCTCGGGTCACGGGCAAAGACTCCGGCGGCGTCAATGAGATTTCTTCCGGAAACCTTAGTAAGGGCAATTGAGAATCCCGTGAACTGCTGCAGAGCGTTTACGATGTGGCCCATCATGATGTTGATGCCTGCGATTCCCCTGAGCTCATTGAGTTTCTTGCTGATCCAGCCGCTTTTCCCGTCACTGACATCCTGGGTATAGGACCGTTTAAGCCAGGGCTTAAGCATGTCTTTCATGGTCGTAGGATCCTGAGAATCGATTCTTTCCTTCAGATCCTTATTAATAAGCAGCTTGGCGACATCTTGAGCGACTGGGGCGATATAGCAGAATCTCAGAACTGAGGAAATATGGTTTGAAATGATCGCCATATCAAAGCTCAGAGGTTCGTGATAGTCTGAAGATCGGGTTTTGGTAAAACCAGGATTCGATACCGGCATCTGGCTCAGGGAGTCTTGCTTCGTGAGCTGGTCAATTTCATCAAACGTGGCCTTGTCAGCTACAAGGTATTTATCCGTTGTCGCCGGAACATAACCGCCTCGATATTCTCCCCACGGAGTTTGAATCGGAGAGGCTTCAATCTCTTTGAAGGTGTACCCGTATAGATTCTTGTAAGCCTTCTGCGCATCCTCCTTTGTCGACTCCAGAAGATCCCATACCTGCTGTACGAAATCCATGTCCGCCTTGGTGATTGTGCCGTCAGCGTAACACTGGGAAATGAATTGATCCCATCGTTTAGTATCTAATTTTTTATTGTCCTCTTGGTCTTCAACCATCTCGGCCCAGGCGTTCCCATTTCCTCTACCACCGAGCAAGAGCTTTTCTTTGTTCGATTCATTGCCGGTATGAAGAAGAGCTCCGATAAGCTCCGCCTTAGTTCTAAACGTGTAGTTAAGAGTCGGAGCGTGGATGTCCGTCCGAGACAGCCATTCCTTCTGCATCGGTTTAATCATCTCTGCGAGCTTTTGCTGAAGTTCACTGTTACGGTTGCGGAATTTAGCCGTGGCCTGAGCAACCGGATCGTAGATGTAGGATCTGAACGGATGGTTTGGATTGCCTGTATCCATTTTGTTGCACCAAGACTCAACACGAACAAGCGCAGATCCGAGACTCAGGAGGCCATCTTGTTTGAATTTCTCATAAGCGGTTGTTGCCTCTGTCTGTCCCACTGTGTTGTAAGACAGATTCTGTGTGCTCATCTGGGCAATCAACTCCTTAGCCGCTTGCTCACGAGCTTCTGCTTTTGCCTCACGAGTAGTTTCCTTCCATTGACGAGAGATCGCAAAGAGCATATTCACATCTTCTGCTAAGGCCAGGAAGTCACCGTAAGTCAAAGTGCTGTACCCTCGGCCTCCCTGAAGTCCTCTGTAACGTTTAAATATTCCATCCAACATCTCATAAGTGGGACGAGCAATCTCTTCAAAAGCATTGATAGTTTTCTCTACAGCCAGAAGGTCTACATCTTCGGGTTTAGTTTTTCCAAAGCCTTCAATATTGAAGACAGCCCGAAGAACATTAAGCACATCAAGGTCATAAGTCTTAGCCAGTTTCTTATCTGCAGAGAAAGCTTTTTTGCGGATTCGTTCAAAACGATCCACTTGCTTGTCGACATCAAGAGCTTGAAGCGCTGCCTGCAGATACATCAACTGCTGACGCTTGTATGCGGCGGCCCTTCCCTTATCCCCGCTGGCTAATGCTTCATAAGCCTTCCTAGAGGCTCTTGCCTGCATAGCAACAAAGTTCCGTGGATTGACGTTGTAAACGGGCATGTTGGCCAGCATCAATTCTGCAGAACGTTTAGCCGCCTCGTTGATCATCCTCTGGCTGATTCCTGCAGGGCTTCCTGCCAAGTACTTAAACTCTGTTGCGACAAATCTTGCCCGGGCTTCGTTCTGCAGGGCCTCTGTAATCTGAGCATCGATGCCTGCCTGAGTAAAGTTTTCGGAATACTTCTCAATGCATCTGCGAGTTGTTTCTTCTTCGATGCGCTCGTCTTTTCTTGCTCCGTCAAGAAGTCCTTGAACCATGTCTTGAACAGTGGCGAACGCATTGCCCTGACCTCGCATGAGTTCCATTACTTCAGACGGCGCCATTCCTCCCTTTTTCGTTAGGCCGAGCGCGCTCAGCTTTTTGATTGCGGAAGAACTGATCTTGGCGGCCGTCAACGCTTCCGGATCAAATTTCCAATTGATGCCGAAGGTTTCATTGCTCTTCTTGATGAGTTCATAAGCACGAGTTCCGGCCTCAGCCTCTATCTCTGCCGTAACACCTTCCTTAACCTTGTCGCGGATTTCTTTAGCCTTGCGCTGGATCATCCGCAAGGTCTTGGCTCTGGCGTTCGTGTACCACTTCTCGTCCTTTGCTTTTGCTTCATTTAGCGGGGCTTCGCCGTCCGCCAGCGCCTCATCATGCGCCTTCTGCATGGCGATCCAGTCTTCTTCGCTCATGTCTTTGGGCTTTTCATCAAAGAGCGGGCGCATAGATTCAGAAACTTCAGCCTGATAGAGGTCGGCTTCTGCATTGAGCATTCGATCCATTACGCGCTGAACTTCCTCAGAGAGCTGGGGAAGTTCCTCTCCAAACTCAGATTTGTACTGAGCCGCTCTTTGTTCCGCCACTCCGCCCGTCCATGCTCGATAAACGTCTCTGATCCATTTACCGAGATTCTTGAAAACAGTGATCAGCTTAGGATTGTGGGGCTTTCCTGTGGCCAAATAGATTTCGGTCTGATAGGCAAAGCGTTCGTGAAACTTTCTCTTCTCTTCGATGCTGAGGTTCTTCCATTCATCCAGCGACTTGAGACCGAAGTATTTCAGAAGAGTTTCTGCGTCCTGCTTGATAAGTCCGGAGACACCTGTCTCGCCTGCCAGCTGCATCAGGTTTTCAAGATACCAGTGGCTCATTTCATGGGCAAAGGTAGACAAGTCGGCATTCGGAGTCAGGTGGATTGTGTTTTGCTTAGGACTGTAGCCGCCGCGCTCGTTTGTCTCGTTCTGGAAGTAAACAAGAGAGTCCTGAATCTTTTGGGACAGCTGAGAGACGGCCTTAGCCCTCACAGTCTTGCGGTTACTGCTGAGCTCTACCCGAATGCCCTTTTCTTCCAAAGCGTCAACCAGTTCTTTCGGAGCGTTGTCCGGCAAAACAGCTCCGGAAAACTCTTCAATATTTGAGTTTTCTGTGACTGGTTTTGTGCTGATCAGAGTGACTTGGGTCGGCTTAAATCCTTCCGGAAGATCTAGGCCAAGCTTGGCAAAAACTTCCGTCGCAGAAACATTTATAGACTGCGGTTCGATCTTTTCGTTCTGGAAGAGGATGTCTCCCGTTTTTTCATTCAGTCTGTTTGTAAGGTCTCGGATAACTCTTTCTCTGGCTCCCTCAACCTCAGCATCATATTTAGCAACAGTAATGCCCGCCTTCTCCAGGCGTCTGATTGTTGCTTCGCTCGTGCCTTCTGGGACAACTGCGCCTCTAAACTCGTCGGCTCCGACTGCTCTCTGCGGTTTCGCCTCGAAGTAATCAGTCATTGCCTTCTTAATATCATTGAGAATCTCCACACCTAATTTGACCGTTTCATCACTCGGTTCAAAGCCGTACTTCTTCAATGCGGATTTCATTCTGGCAGGAGTAGGTTTGCTCTTTTGACCTGCAACTTTAGCCAGTGCCTCCATTGCTCTATCAGAGGTTGAAAACTCATCACCTCGATTTTCTCTAGCCGCAAGATCTCTGAAATCTGACATCTTGTCATTTGCTGCGGCATTAATGCCGTTTACTGTCTGAGAATCAGCAATGAGGTCTCGGTTTCCTTGAATGTCCTCTATAGAATCAAACCGCCGAGCAGCAGCCGCCCGAACCTTTCCAGGTCCAAAGAAAAGAGTTGATTCTTTATTGGAGACGGCGGAGGATTTCATAGCCTCAACCACATTTTGTAGCGTAATCGGCCTGTATGAGTTCCCAACCTTGATAAGAGGTGCGCTATAAACGGAATTGACTTTATCAGAGATAAATTTTTCAAATTCGTCCCTCATCGGAGCTATAAGTTTTTCAAGCTCTAGCTGAGTTGCGCCGCTGGAAACTGGGGCATCCCCTCCCTCGGCTTTTTTCCGTTCTACTTCGTACTTCTTGACTTCTTCAATGAGTTTGAAGGGGATAAAGCCTGTTTTCTCGTATGCGTCAATGTTGTCTCCGTATGCACGCATTCTCAGGCCTTTTAATCCTGTCGGTTCATTGAGCTTTTCTCGAAGGGCCTCAACAACTCCATCAGAAATCTTCTTATGAGCCGCACTGCCTTCTTCAACGGTGCTCACATCTAATCCGTTGTTATCAACAAAGTCGGAGACAATGCCCGCGGCAAAACTAGGCTTTTTAGCCTGTTGTTTGATAGGCGTGAACGGAATACCTTTATGCTTTATGAAAAGGTACATACCTGAAGCATGGGTCAAAAGGTCCTTGATAGCTTTATCCCTGTCTCCCTCATATTGAAGGTAGTAATAACCGCTTGGGCCGTTCTCGTTGACCTCTTTTTTAGCCTCCATGATTTCCTTAACTAAGGGGGTTGCCTTTTCAGTGTTGAGGCTTTTAGACCAATCAGGCTGAGGAAATCTAGCCGTGTAGGCGTCCTGAGAGAAGACGGGTGTCCCTCTGCTTGGGTCAACCATGTCTCGAGTACCAATAAGAGAGATTTCGCCGAAGTCAGCATATGGCGTTCTCTGCTTAGTAATTCCGAGAGAAGGTACAGCAAAGCCGCCAAGGTCTAAAGACTTATTGAGGTTTTCTTCGCTGATATTGTGAACCGTTATCAGGGGATCTTGGATACTTGTTTGATAATACCCAGGGAACAGTTCCCGAAGCTTGACTAGGTCGGCCTCGGTCTTTACACTAACACCTGAGTCGTTGGAACCCCGAAGGCTATAGATGCCGGAGCTCTTGTTCCAACGACTTATTTTTTGGCTATTAGCGTAAACCAAAGCGTTGTTTTGCTCCTGCAACGGAAAGTACAGCGTATTTTCAGGGCCCCAAGAGGTTTTTGCCAAATTGATTTCAGCATGCCTTCCGGGACCATTAAATTTAACCGCGACAACAACGTTTTGATTATTTTCGGCCTTTAGGTCAAGCATGAAGAGATAGGTATTTTCTCTCCGATCATCTCTGAAAATTGCAATCGGATCTGTCAGCGCTTCTGGAATTTGCTTCAAAACTCGTTTCGAAATCTCGGGATGAATATGGTGAGAAGGACTAGATTTTTTTGCTCCTGGCAGGGCACCATCGAACATATGAGGGGTGGCCCGAAGCGTTAAGAACTTTGCCCCGATCAATTTCATCACAAGCGGGGTTTGCTTGAGCATTACCACGTTTTGAGTGGGTTTTTCTTTTAATCCATCAACAAGCTTTCCCCAAGTATCACTGTCCTCTTTCAGTTTTTGTTCCGCCGTTTTTTCTGGAGCGGAAACTGCTGGATTCTCTTTCTGTCCAGCTCTTTTCTGAACCAGCTCTGTTCGTTCAATGCCAGCAGAAGACTGAATCTTCGGCGCAAATTCCGCAATGCGTTCCGGAGCGATATTGGCATCTTTGGCCAAACGCACAATACTGGCCGCCTGCAGCCGAGCATATTGCCTTGCAATTCTCTCCTCTCGATAGCCACTGATTCCGCTGGCCATAAGGCTTTGAGTCATGCTCTTAGTCAGGTCATCGAAGGCCTGAGCATACTTAGACTTTTGAACTTGGTTTACAGCTTGGTTGATTTCCTTTGTCGCCGCTTCCCTGCCTTCCTCTGTTGAAAGATCCCAACCAACCCAGTCAGAGACAAGTTTGCGTGCCTTTTTCGCTTCGTAGGCACTGAGTTCGTCCGGATTGAATCTAAGGTGCTGAGTCAAAGCTTCTCCGAAAGGAGTTCCGGCAATATGGGCGGCGTAGTCTCCGGTAGAGATTTCAACGTCTCCGCCCGAAGCCACGGCTTTTTGAATAGCATTTCCTAGCTCAGGATTGATCTTCTTCAGGTCTTCCAGACGAACGTTTTTCTCTTGCATTGTCTGCGCAAACATTTCCCCATCTACGTAAATCGTGGGTTTGCCTGCGCTCTCTGCCTGGTTCTGAACGGCCTCGGAGACAACTCCGGGTGCAGTCTCTCGGGCAGTTATTTCCGGAGCAATCTGATTAAGGTTCTCGAAGAATTCCTGATTCCTTTGGGCGGTTTTGATCTTAGAGATGTGGCGCGTCATACCTACTGCACCGCCAGCAAGACCCAGTGCCCAAACACCTTTAATCGTCTCAATCCCGATGTCGGCCAATCTATCCATCACTTCATCCGGAGTAATGGAATCAAACTGCACATCTTTTGTGAGTTTCTTGGCGGCCTCTTCAGCAACAATGTTTGAAATTTCCTGAAGCTCTTCAACACCTACTTCGGTTGCAAGGCCTGTTGTGAAAGCCTTGGCAACATCCACAGCCGCGGCTCTGAAGGTCGGCTTTTTAAGTGCTTCGATAGTTTTTTCTTTGACCTTCTGGCCGAACATCTGCTTAAAGCCGGTTATGCCAAGGAGCTTCCCTCCGAACTTCGTGAGCACGGCATCACCGATGGCTTCCAAGGAGCCATTAACAAAGCCGACCGTTCCGGACAATCGTCTGGCAACGTCATCATCAATGCCTGCCTCTCGCATGTCTTTGTAAGCAAGACCGCCCTCAACCTCCTTTGAGGTTTCCATGACGGCGCCGCTCATTGTCATGAGGCCCAGTGCTCCAAGGGAAGCAGGGACAGCAACAGGTGCGCCCGCTAATGCAAGGGCACCCAAACCCAAGGCGCCTGCTCCCATACCGAGAGCAGCACCCTTAGCAGCAGTGTCTCCGCTGACGGTGAGCATCTGCCCAATCGTTTTCATGGTCGGATAGGACAGCCAAGAGTCTTTGAACTTTTCGTCCAGTGCGGCCAGAGTGTCATCGATTTCTTTTGAACGCTTTTCAAAAGCGGCGTCTTTCGTTATCTTGCCTAAGCGCAGATCCTCATACATACGGCCCTGCTCGTTCTGCAGTTCTCCGGACAAATATCCGGCTCTCCAGCCGTCAAGAGTTTTGACCTCGGGCTCATAGTCTTCATCCTCCCGCTTCCACTCGGTTTCTTCATCTGCATAAGTCAAAGACTTCGGAGGCTCTGCAGGATTGCGTGCGGCCATCTTTTCCGCAAGCTCGTTGAGAAGAATGTCCGTCTTGGTCAACAACTTAAGGTCGTTTTTCAGAACAGGAGCTTTATCCGGATTATTTGTTATGTAGTCAGAAAGTCCGGGGGATTGCTTCAAGGTGTTGGCCGTGCGAAGTTTCTCAAGGCGGTATTTCGATCCTTCAAAATCAGAATCCACTTCTGCCGGAGAAATTCCGAGCTGGCGGGAAATATCCAAGACTTCCGCTGTGCGCCCCGGATCCTTTCCGAGAACAAATTGGGAAGCAGAATACGCGTCGCGCTCGATAATCTCGTAAGGGTTGAACGGCTGGGCGGGAGGAACTGGAACCGGATTCACGGCCTCTACTGTCGGCCCTTCGGTAGGTTCCTGAGCAACCACGGACTGAGTTGTCGGCTCTCCCGGAACTTCCATAGAGCCGTCCGGAGTTTCAATTGCTTGTTCGTCTGTGATGAAAGAATTCGGCATTTACTTTTCTCCAAACACCATGTGCATGGCAATGAGGTTGACGGCTTTCTTTTTGACGGCAGGATTTTTGGGGTCGTTCTTAGCTTGTCTCTTGGCCTCTGCGTAAGCCCTATTCATTAGTTCTGTGGGCAAAGGAATCCCCGCAAGCTTTGCATCAATAATCTGCGACTGTCGTTTAGTGAGGTTCTGTAGAGGCGGAAGGTTGAGTTCCTGAACTCGGATTTTGTTCACTTCATTTAATCTGTCTGCTTCCGTTCTTTTCGTCCGGAATCCAGCTTGAGGCAGCGCTTCCCATTCCAACTTCTTCTCTTGTCTGAATTCAGCACCCGAAACATCGTTGTAACCGAAGAAGAACCCGGGCTTTTGTCCCTCAAACACTGTGTTGACCATTGCGTTTAACGTTTCATTACTCAAAACGTTTTTATCGGCTTGCTTGCTTCTTGCCTCATAGAGATTTTGAGCAGAGAGTTTGGCATTCCTGGTCTTCTTAGCGTTGAGTTTTTCATCATTGCAGCGCTGAGTAACTTTGGCCATGAAAGCCTTGTACTGCTGGTCATCAAGTTTCTCGACGTTGTATTTCAATGCCTTGATGGTCTGCTTTGTGAGGTAACCGCGGTACTGATCAAAGTTAGTTTGCGCAAACTCTTCCGGATCCCTTTCTGCCAACTCTTCGAGGTTCCCCAGAACAGCAGGATCATCCTCAGTGCAAGGGAACTTTTGATGCTCAATGGCCCGCTGAATTTTCTCGTATCCAACGCGGTCATTCGTCTTGATTGTTGACATGAGGGAGGCGGGAACCTCTTCGCCATTGTCTACAAACTGAAAAGCTTGATTGAGGTTGTCGTAGTTCGTCGCCTTCTCAAGGGCTTCCTGCTCTCTTTTGGCTCCATAAACCTTGTTTTTGACAGCGGCACGATACTTCTCAGGGACTGCATTGATGTTGTCTAAAAGCTCCCTGGCTTTGCCGTTGTCCTTTTTGAGGATTTCGTCCGTGTAACGGTTGACGGTCGCACGGTCGGAAGCCATCTGCATCGCTGACTTTAATCTTAGCCCTGCTTTCGGACCCATCTCGGTTTTGTGCTGAGCAATGTAAGCCTTAGCCTGAGAGAGCTGGCCCGCATCGATCATATTGCTCACTCGGAGCTCGTGGATCGGCCCAAGAACTTTGATCATGTCAACAGGCGTGCCGTGAAAGTCTCCGATCTGCTGAGCAATAGAACGAGCCGCAACAAGTCCAGACTTCGCAGTTTCAGGATCTGCGTCTGCGGCCTGATTAAGGGCAAGACTCAGCTGATTTTTGAGAACTGCGTCTTTGTATTCGAGCTGTTGACTCGTGACATAGGTGTTGACCTGATCATTGAGCTTCAGGCTTGAGGCCTGATAAAGACGATCAAAGGCGCTGCGGACTCGGGCATTTCCGGCCTGCTCCCTCAGCTTCTCATAACGCTGTTTGAAGGCATCGCTGACTTCATCGTTCAGGCTTCTTCCGTCCGGACGTTCAAGTGCGTTTACTCCTTTAAGTCTTTCGTATCCGTTCTCAGGATTAACTCTGAGGTCTATGCGTGCATGTTCAAGCTGAGTCGATAAGTCATCCAGGCGAGTCTTATCAATTTCCAGCTGCCATTTGTCGTAGGCATTCCTGAGATCTCCGGACAATTTATTCATTGCTTCGCCAGCATGCCGAACTGACATCGGACTCTCCGGCGCAGTGATGACTTCAGATTGCATTCCGCCCGGCTGAGAGATCGCAACCGGGACGCCGTAGGGATTATCAACTGAAGGAAGTTTCATTGTTCCCATGTTTAGACTCCTGCTCCTCCGCTCATGCCGCCGGCGCCGCTCGTGAACAACCTGCCGATGCTTACGACGTTATCGAGATAGCCGGATCCCGTTGAGCCTGAGTTAGGGTCTAAAGGATTGCCCTTAGCTCCGTTCGGATTCATGAGAATGCTCATGCCAGTGGATACGGCCGACGCCCAGGGAGAGATGTTTTTAGCCTGGGCGTTAAGAGCGATTGCATTGTTTGAGTAATTGACTGCTCTGCGCCGATAGCCAAAAGATTCGGCAACGGCGTTTGCGAGGATTTGATTGACCTGCATCTCTTTGGCGATGTCGTGAGAGGCCATCACTTCCGCAGTGTTACCGGTTCCGAGTGCTACACCGCTGGCCGCCTGAGCCACTCGAGTAGTGGCTTTTGTTTGTCCGGCACGAAAAGTAACTGCGGCAACTTCCTGCAGAGCTCTCTTCAAAACATCTTCTGCCGCTGTCCGGAAAGACTGCGCCTGCAGTTTTGAAATCTCGCCCTGAATCTTGTAGAGCTGCTTCTGCTGCTTCGCCTGGCGAAAGGCAAGGATCGGAGCAACAATGCCGTTGACCGCATTGTGCCCCATCGAAAATCCAAGGCCGAAACTGCCCAGACCGTTTGCCGCGTCTGAAGTTATCTTAGAAAAACTTGACGAGGAGCCTTGTCCCTCGTACAGAGGAACGTCAAGATCCTCGCCAGCATATTGATCGTACTTACCCATGAGCCGTTACCTCAATTTTTCTTTAAGGTAACGGCGAAGCTTCAATGTTTATGGACGTTAAGCTGATAGATCACAGGTCAGGGCCAGCATTGTGACCGGCAGGGGATCGAGCTGTCTCAAACACACCTGACCGCCTCGAGTCCATGTTGAATAAAGCTGAAGATCAATTTCATCCGACTTGAGCGCGGGAGGAGATCCGCAGGGCTCGATCGTTCTCTGCTTGTATTCAACAAGGTCATTCTTATCGAAGCTGGGGCCTGCGAAGATTCCGGAACTTCTATTAACCCGAACTGTGATCTTGTAGACGTTCTTAACCCTGCCCATACCTCCGGACTGATCCTGGAGGATGACCGGAAGTGTTTTCACATCCGACTGATACGGAAGACCGACTTGAACCACCGATGCTTCATGGTTGAGAGTGACCTTGCCATTTACAACCTTCTGCTGAGGCTGGACAGCACCGTCGGCCAAAATAGAAACTGTCTTTCCCTCGAGCCAATCAATTCCGGAGATCGTGGTCGTAGGCGTCCCGTTGTAGGTCGCGCCGGAATCGACAAAGAAGGCATCAGCCAAATTCTTGAAGTTTCGTGTTCTCATGCGCTCAACATAGCGCTTCTGGCTTCCGTTGATTGTCCTTCTGATCACGCAGTAAAGGGCATCTTCCACGCCTTCTGAAACAGCGCAGCAGGATTCAAAAACTCCGTCTGTGTTGTGACGGTGCCAGGAGCCGACCTGTTGTTCAGGAATATACGTGAGGCCGAGCAAGTTTCCGTCGGAGGAGACAAACCACATGATGGGGTACGGAGCCTTCTGTGCCGTGGCGTCCTTGATCGTCTTGAAGTCAAAGAGGTGCTGACTTCTCAGGCACAGATCTCCGGACACAAAACCGCCTGCTTGATACTGATATGCGAGTTCTCGGACATGGCCGTCACGAGCCGAAGCGAAGATCAGATTGTTGTTGTAAACGAGCGGTCTGACTGTCGTGGCCCCGTTGTAGCTCTGAGGTCGAGCAGAAATCGAAGAAGGCGTAATCGCGTCAGAGTTCTGGGGACTGATTCGTATCTCTGAGCCCGTTGTTAAAAGGATCAGGTGAGACAACGGAGAAATGTGCAGAATCTTATTGAACTCTGTTGCCGCGATCCTAAAGTTGATGCGGTCATCGTCCTTAGACGGCAGGGAGTAAGTCATATCGCTCTCTGTGCCGGAACGAGTAGCAACCACACGCTGAGGATCAGTCTTAAAACCTGCAAACCAGCGGCGTTGTTCAAAGTAACCTACAGCGCTCGGATAATTTCCGGAAGAGACAACTGAGTCATATCGTCGAGGAGTGATGTCCGTCTTCGGAGCAATATTGTCATCGATGATCGATGTGGTTTCCGAGTCTCCTAGGTAACCATAGATGCCGCCTTGATTCTTGTAGAAGCGGTAGTAACTTGCTCCGGACACGGCCGAGCATGAGATTTTGATTGTCGTACCTGTGGCATAGAGGTTGGCGGTACAAGAGACTGCTGCACTCGGTTCGCTTTCGATTGTCTTATCAGCATTGAGGCAGGAGACTTTATATTGGAACGTGTACTTGTCGGCGTTCTTATCCTCGTTGCCCGTAGTCGTTTCTCTGACAGCGGTCACGTTTGTGGGCGTGGCCAAAGTTGAAGAGAAGCTGATCGTCGCCAGTCGCCAATCGGTGTTGGAATACCTCCGGATCTCCGTCGGAGCGTAATCCTCATGCGTCACGGTGATGATGTCATTTGACTGCACATACTCAAGTTCAAAGAGATCATCTTCATCCCATGGCGTTGTGATTTCGTATGGCTGATTGCCGTTCATCAACGTTGCGCCGAAGGAATGGAATCTGGCGTATTTGTGCCCCAGCTCGATGACGAAGGTTTGCTGAGCGTTAAAGATAAACGGAATCAGCCGCACCTTCTTGCTTGAGTCTTTGACCTCACGCACAAACTCAAAGCCGGGTCTGTTTTCAATCGGGCCCTGGGGACGGCAGAGAAAATTCAGGCACGTCTCAAGGCCTGTCTGATACTTTGTATCGTCTGTTCGCCCAAACATTTCCGGAGAAATTTCACCGCCGGCAAAAGAGCGCTGAAGGACTTTAGTTGAGCCACTCATGTCCGTCCCTCCCCCAGTCACCGTAGTCACCGATAAAGTCAGGCTTATAGCTCAGATGATCTCTGTCCTGAACTGCATCCTGAGCCTGTGCTTTTAACAGTCTATCTTCGTAAAACCGCATCATCTCAGCCGCCATCTGCACACCCGTCATCCCCGGAACAACAGTGCCCGCAAGATTAGAGGCAAGGAGAAAAGCCAAGGCGTCAGAAAATACATCAGAGAACTTTTCAGGCTTAACCTCCGTGGTGATATACCTAATCCATATACGCTTCTGCTCTGCCACCAAACAGACTTGTCCGTTGATCAGCTCTCGGACGTAATGAAGAGTCTGTCGAGTTGCGTTTCCATTTTCGTCTACCGGATAGGCATAGATGATCTTGACGCAGTCCGCAGGAATCGGGAACGCATAGCCGCCTCCGATAGGTTCCGCAGTTAATCTGGCTAGCTCTTTGCGCGTGGTAGCAAAGCTCCAGTTATAGGTGGCAAGGATAGTTTTTAAGGCAATGGGATAAAAGCGCCTGCAATGATCGGCCTGAGCGCTTCCTTCAGGCGGATCGATAGAAGTTACTGTCGCTCTGTCCCCGAGCCTCGAGAGAGCGATATTGCAGATGTCGACAACTGAAGACATGTTTGCTCCTAAAAAAGAGGGGGCACAAGGCCCCCAAAATGCTCGCTTGGAATAATCCTGTTTACTCGGCTGCATAGTCGCCGATGCGCTTGCCCTTCGGAGAGGAGGCGCAAAGGGAAATACCTGCTGTCACCTTGCAGCTCATTGCTGTGCCGGTAAAGGACAGCTTGAGATAACGCGGACAGCCTTGCGGCAGTTTGATTGCTGTATCTGTACCGTAGGCCGCTGCAACGGTATCAGTCACAGAGGTGCTGGCAGATCCGCCGAGAACCTCAATAGATGTCGGCAATGCAGATCCGGAAACACTCAGGATGACGTAGAGTTCACCTTCAGAAACTCCGGCCTTGTTCAGGTCAAGAGTATTTGTGGAAGTTCCGGAAGTCCCGGAGATGGACTGGCCGTCACTGAACATAAGCTTGGAATCGAATCTCATCTTTTTCTCCTATTACGAAACAAGATCTTCAGTGAGGCTGATGGAATCAGACACTTCGATCGGAATATCGAAGAACATGGTCTTGAACTGTTCAGCAGCTTCAACAACTTTGAGAACATTCGTGCTCTTTGCGTAAGCGGCAAGTTCAAGAGCTGTGTGCACTTCTTCAGCACAGAAGAGGTGGAGGTTCGTGCGCAGATCAGACGGGATGCGGTTCTTCGCAACGATCAGTTTCTTGATCAGATCTTCGGAACCCATGTCGACTGCTCCGTCGGAGATCGGGATGTTGCAGACACGAACCACACCGCGCCAGTCGTTAAGCGCGGCACCTGCCTGCCACTTGTAGTGGTCGCGATAGACTTCATACATGGAGCCGTCAGAGTTCATGTGAGTGCACTGGCCCTTGTCAGTGTGCTGTAAACCGATCTTGGAGCCCTTCGGATAAATGCCGAAGAACTGATCCATCGACACAATGAAGATCGAAGTGACTTTCTTGGTCGTAGCTCCGGTACTCACAGCCTTAATGACATTGCGAGAGGACGGAGTTGTGGAGCTCGTGTCGTTATAACGAGCGGCAAGGCCCATGAACTTGTCCGGTTCAACATCGATGTCACCATAGAACATTGTCTTGGCCATATCGTTGCCCATACCTGCAAAGAACGGCTTCTGTTCAGACAGGCGCCAGGCGGCTGTGTTGCCGTTTACGTCAGCCAGGTCCTTATCGACTTCAGCATACATTTCAACGTTTCCGCAGGTATCGGTGACCTGAGCAGTCGTGGATTTCTGCGGCTGAACGCCCTGATAAAGGCGGCGCCAGGTCGGTTCAGGGATGCCAGTGCGGATGGCATGAAGGTAGCCATCGGTCTTGTTGCATTCTTTCCATTGGAGGAGTTTGAGAATCGGGTCTCGTTTAGACAAGACTTCAGCGATCGGAATAATCTCACCTTTCGGGTCAAGTCTCGATGCGAGGTCAACCAGTGTTGGATATTCAGCAGCCATCGTAATTACTCCTAAAAATTAGTTCATCTTTGAGTTAGGGAAAAAAGCCCGGGCGCGCTCGGCTGTTGAGAGGTCACCCGACCTGCCGCCCTTTACGACGGCGTCATCACTGAGCGCCTGCTGAGCGGCAAGACACCCTTTAATGAATCCTGCATGACGGTTAAGACCGACAGACTCAAAGAACTGGCGAGTCTCAGCGTCGAAGAACTTGGCATAAAAGCGGCTGGCGCTCTTTAGGTTGGCCGCATAGTTCGCACCGCCGATCTGAGGATCGGCCTTGGCTTCAGCGGTCAGGGCCTGCTTGACCTGAGCAGACTGCTCTTCCGCACGCTTTGCCAAAACAGAGGTCATGTTTGTGACCAGTTTCGAATAAGCGGCCTGAGAAAGATTCAGGTCCTTGCATTCCTTTTTGAAAGCTTCGATCGCGCCTTCATCGAGCTGAATGCCTTCCGGGAGTTCAATGCCTGTTTCGTCGTAGCCCTTTTCAGGTGCTCCCAACACATCGTTGCCTTCCTTCTTTTCGGCGTCCTCTTTCTTCTCTTCCGTCTCCTCTTCTGCACCCATACCTTCAGGTTCGTCTGCCTTCGGCTGAGGAGTTTCGGCAGCAGGCTCCGGTGGTACCGGAGGTGTTGCCTCCTGGGGTGCCGGAGTAGGATCTGCAGGAGGAACCGCGCCTTCAGTTGCGGCAGCGTCTGCTTCATTGACAGTGGTTTCTGCGGTTTCAGCCATTTAGTTTTTCGTTCTCCATTCTGCGAACCAGCTCGAGATTGATTCCCTTGAGTCGATTCAGTATTTGCAAACCGATATCGCGCCTTGCGGAAGCTATCGTCATCAGCGTCATGTCTTGAGAAGTAACCGAGCTGTCGACGGCTGTCATGTCGAGAATCCACTGAAAGACCCGTCTGCCTTCCACAGTCTCAAGAGTTTTCTTGATGGCTATCTCCAGCTCTTTGAGTTTTTCTTTCTCGGCCTTTTCAGCCAGCTCCCGCTGTTCGATTTCGAGAAGCGGATCATCTATGTCTGTCATTGTCATTTAGGGGCCTTTAGGTTTATGGACGCTTACTGCGCTCCCTCTTCAGAGAACGCTTCCTGCAGACCCTGAGAGTCTGCTGCCTGCCCTAAGTCTTTGAGGCTTGTCATTGCCTGCTGAAGCTGAGCGGCCTGCATCTGTGCCTGTTGTTGCTCGGCCCTTTGCTGGCGAATAAGCGCAACCCTCTGTCCTGTCACAATCAAGGATGGAGGCACTCCATTCATGTCTGCCAGCTGATCGATCGTTGCATCCACATCGAGCTTGTCCACGGCCTGGGGATTGATCTGAGCCAGAAGGCCGATCTGCTGAGCCGTTCTCACAATTCCGTTTGCCGATGCATTCTTCTGAGCTTCGGCCAAAACGGAGACATACTCAATAGAAAGCTCTCTGCCGTAGAGTTCTTCCGGAACTTCCGGGAGCATGTTGTACTCAACCATGAAGCCAAAGGCGTTTGTGACCAGCGGATCAAGAAGTTCGGTATGCAATCGCTCAAGCACGGGCCCCAGCATCATCACTTTTTCCTGCTCAAGTGCTTGAACCTCTGTCGCAGTACGATCTGTTTGATTCGCCGTGGCCGCGATCATTTGAAACACGTTGACGAAGAAGATGCGCTGAATGTCCTGTCGAGTCGATTGAATCAGAGCAAGCATTGCCTGGGGATCGGTACGCACTTCCCACATGGAGCGGATGATCGGAGCTTCCTGCGGGTTGACGGCCACTCGGCCTCCAGGTTTGAACTGACTCAGCTGATCCTTGAGGGTGGACGGATAGAGAATCGGCGGCCTAGTTCCGTAATCAACAAGCTCGGCCAGTCTCAAGTGCAGTCTCTGCAAAGACTTCTGTGCGCTCAAGGCCTTGGCGCCGGGACCGCGGCCATAAACCGAACCGCCGGAGGTCATCCAGCGCGGACACAGTGCCGGAAAGTTTCTAAAGCCGGATTCCGAGAGAACTTTGTCCTGCACTCCTTCCTGAAAATAAACGGACTGCCAAGGCATATTCTTGTTGTCACGTTTATCCGGATTACGTTCAATGCGAGGTTCAATTGCATGAATCACATTGAATCGGGCAAACGGATCTTTCTCAAATGCCTGCCTAACATCGTTGTTCACTGCCTCAAAGCCCCATTGCTGGACCATCTGCTTAGCCGTAAGAGACAGGCGCCGATACATCGTATCGACCTTCCCGAAGTCGTCTTCGGCCAGCCAGTATTCCCCGATTGTGAGGTTCTGCAGTGAGATGAGCTGTTCCGGATGAGGCTTAACGATCGTGCATGCTGTGCCGAATACCGGAAGCTCCAAGTAGCTCTGGTGAAGCGCGTTGTAGCATTCTGCTTTCGAGAAGTAGAGAAGCAACAGGTCTTGAACCTTCGTCATCCACTCTTTGACAGCGGGATTCTTATCGAGATCCGGATCCATCGTTGTCAGGCGCAGCCAAGGTCTCGAAGGAGACGAGACGCCACCAAGCAAACCCGCGGCTAAAACATCCGCGCAGTCAATTGCTTCAGCATCGAGGATCTTGCGGTAACGTTTAGACCCCTGAGTTGCATCCTCACCTGAAAAGCATCCCAAGTCAGGAAGACAGTAGTCACGAATATCGCGCCACAGATCCTCCCAGGAAGACCTCTCCTGCTTGAGGCTCTCAAAGCGCTGATTGATTAGCTTGATGTCTGCGGGCATAACTATCCCCCGATAAGCTGTTTCTTCTGCAGTTTGAAGCGATCGTCCTGCGCCGCTTCGCTAGCCAGAACCGTTTCACTCATTCCTTCCGGAGTGTCATCAACAACCGTATCGCCGACATTCGCATGCTTTTTGTTTGCCATATTGGCGTTCTGAGACTGCTGTTCTTCGGCCTGTGCCTGCTGTCGTGCGGCTTGAGCCTGTGCTTTCCTTGCCTGATCCTTAGCCTTGTTCTGCATGTGGTTGTAGGCTCCCGCAGTGACAACGTTGGCGGCCGCCTTCACAACAGGCTTGACCACCTTGCCCACGGCGTGGACGACAGATGAGACCGCTCCCATGATCAGCCTCCCAGTAAAGAGGAACCGGTGCCAAGCGCACCAGGATTAAGAGGAGCCGCGTTGCCGTTTGTCAGAAGCGTTGACCCCAATCCGTTATCCAGCGTGTTGTCTGCTAAGAGTCCGTCAAGGTCGGCCTGCTTGCGGTTTGCTTTGTTGCGGGCCTGATCTTCTTCCTGGGCTAAGGCCTGCTGCTGAGCAAGCTGTTCTTTGGCTGCCGATGTCTGGCGATCCCCGGCACGTTTCTGCTCATAAGCGTTCAATCCCGAAGTCACGGCACCAACCAATGTGCCCGCGATAACTGCTGCAGTCATTCCCATGATCAAAGTTCCTTAAAAAATAAAAGATGCTTTCTGCCCTGCACCCTCTTTGCGAGTGCTTTAGCCAGAGGAGAATCCTCGGGCACGTCCCATAGGAAAAACTTGGCGCCTGCCTCGATTGCCTTGCGTTCTGCCATTACAGCCAAGCGGCCGCCGATTGATGTGTTGCGATATTCCGGCGCCAGATAAATCGCATCGTTCTGTGCGAAGACTTCGCCGCTGTGCTGGTGCGTAAAGACAAAGACCGAAGCAAACCCGATGGGCTTACCTTGGTCTTCAACAATGAGGCCGAAGGAGTCCGTGCCTTCGCTCAGGATCTCGTAGATCGAACGGTCAGGAACTGCCCTGCGGTTAGGCAAGCCTGCCTCCGACATTGCCGAGTCAATAAGCTCACGGCAACGGTCAATGATTTCAACTAAGGACGCGTCAATGATTTTCATGAGCCCATTGTCTAGGCTCAGACGCAGGGTTTATGGACGGTGTTATGAGTTCCAATACTCAGATTCAAAGGCTTCCTGAGGATCGTAAGAATCATTCGCGCCATAGATGGCGCGCTCCATACTTCGGGAAAGTTTCGGCGCCACGGGAGCGGCAAAAGTCAGAGCTAAAGCGTCGGCTAAATCCGGAGATCTTCCGATGCGTTCTTTAAGTTTGTCTTTGGCCTCGAGAATCTTAGGTCCTTTAGGCGTGTAGCCGTAGGTCGGAGCGCCCAAGTCTCCCTGCAGAACAGGATCCGGAGGAATCGCACCGCCTTGCTTAATCCATTGGGCCATGTGCCACCACATCTCTATTCGGCGGTTTGCGAATTGTTCCTTGTCGATTGCCTGCGCTCCGAAGGGAACCTCCACGACATCAAACCGCATCTGGCGAAGTCTGTCGATCACGCCTTGTCCGGCGCCTGAGTCAATGAATACGGCCTCGGGTTTTTCTTTGGCCATTTCTACCGCGATGCGATCAGCCAATGCCATGTTGTCAAACTTCCGGATAACAATCGGCTCAAAGGCAACGAGCCCTCTGCGCTTAAAGATGACCGAGGCATCGGATCCGAAGCGGGCAACGTCAATGCCATAGATAAGCGGAGCGCCCATGTATTCGCTCTCTCGATAGAACTTATTGGCCGCGGCCCGAATATCGTCAATCGGAATCAAGCCGTTGTCCTGAGCGGCCGAGAAGTCACAGAGAAACTCTTGCCGGAACTCGTTCTCAGACATTTCGACCTTGAGCGCCGCCAGTTCCTTTTCATCAATGACATGGGTTTGCTCAACGGAATAAAGCATTGCACTCCAATCCGGATCACCTTTGCTCATGAGGTTCAAAGCCTGATCGTAGATCTGCGAGAAGAGGTTGATGCCTTTAGGCGTTCCGATAAAAGCCGCCCACCCTTTTCTGTCAGCCAGTGCCGGTCGAATCACTTCTCCCCAGAGCGTGGGTTTAATCTGCGCCACCTCGTCAATCACAACGCCGTCAAAGTACATACCTCTCAAAGCATCCGGATTATCAGCACCGAAGATTCGGATCGTTGCGCCGTTGGGCAAAAGGATTGAGAGCTTTTGCTCATTGATCGAGATTGCAGGTATTTGCGACGTGTAATGCTTCAGGTATCCCCAAGCGATCTGCTCGGCCTGGTTACGGAATGGAGCAAGGTAGGCATACATGCCGCGCTCTTTGCGGTCTGTAATAGCCCGCTTGATGAGGTGATTCACAGACAGAACTGTCTTGCCTAAGCGTCGGTGAGCAACCAGAACACAGAATCGATGTGTCTCGAGTTGTTTGTGAATCTCGTCCTGGGGAAAGCGGGGACGGTAGGGAATCACGACTTTCATTCGTCCTTCTCCGTCTGTTTCTTGCCGTCATCCCAAACAAACTCGATCTTGCCTTCTAACTTGCTCTCGTTGTCTTTCGAGTAGGCGCCTAAGTGTTTGCCGAGCATGTCATAAGCCTTGAGCAACGATGGTGCATCCTTGAGGCCCATGATCACTTCACCGTCTTCGTTCTGATAAACGGGGATCTTCTCGGACAACGTTTCCCGAATCTCCAGTAGCTCTTCCCGCCACTTCTGCACTGTGTATCCGGTCTTTTCTTCCATGATTTTTCGCCTCCTATCGAGCTCTGAAATGACTAAAGGATTTTTAAGGAGTTGAGATCCTTGAATCGCCGCTGTTTTTGCAGAATATCCAGCGATTTTTGCCGCGTCAGTTGCAGTTTTACCCTTCATATATTCGTTGATGAACTTAAGCTGCATGCTGGAGAGTTTTTTCTGTCTGTCTTTTTTCACTTCTGTCTCCGATATGCGTGAGGAATCTTTCCCCGGATCAATCCCGTGCAGATGGCAAAGACGGTGCTACGAGGCATTTCCATCATCCGTGCAATTTGCCGATAACTGAATGCCTCGCCGCGCAACTGCAGGACAAGATCAACTTCCCTGTCGGTGTATTTCGCATGAGGCGAATCCTCGCCTATCGGGACGCCCAATCGAGACACGGCAATCATGCGTTTAACGGAAAAAGAATTCGGGGAACTCACGCTTCACCAGAATGATTGCTTTATCGATAACTTGCCGGCGCCGCATTGACTCAGGCGGCAGGGCCTTTGCTTCTGCGGCGGCTGACTGCAGAAACTCTGCAGCCCTTCTCGGCAGCAGTGTTGCGGTCCCTAAGGGAGCCTGCGTGTTGGTCTGAATTTCATTTCTTTGGGGCATCGCTCAAAACTCCTGATAAGTCCACCCCTTACCACGCTCCGGATAAACAACGAGCATGCGGAAAGGGTACTCAGTCGCGCAGACCTTCGTCTTCACTTTCGCGTCGTCTGCGAAGAACTTGGGCGATCCCTTAACCTCATGCAGTTCGAGCTGGTCTTCAGCCGTAAGCACGAGAAAATCGGGGTTATACCAACAAGTATCCGCGGCGATTTTGAGCTTTATGGACTCGAACCAGTAAGCCTTGATCCTGCCTGCGATACGTTCGGATTCTAGGTAGGCGGCATAAGCTTTCTCTGTCTCGTTCATCTGCCCGGCTTTCATTCTGCCCTTGGCAAAGCCGTTCTTTTTGCCTCCGACAAAACCGCTGATCTTCTTCAAGACAATGGGGCCTGCTTTAGTTTTTGTTTTGGCCAGAAGTTCCTTGTATGCAGGATCATCCGTGCTTTTAAATCTCATCATTGACATGATTGTTGTTCCCTCCTGGGTTTGGTTGTTATTTGAATTGGGTTGGCATGACAGCGCGACGATTCCCGGAAAAGATGTCTCGAAGCGTCCGGACAGGTATGTCCATCTTGCGTGAAATCTCCCGCAGAGAAAGACCTGCAAGCCTCAAGTCAAAGCAGTGAATCAACTCAACGTCCGTGTACTTGGCATGAGGACTGGACTCTCCTACCCGGGCAGACCTATCTGAGAGAGAAACCGTGGAAGGCTTAACGCTGAGATCTGAAAAACTCCGGATATTGGCTCTTAGCTCAAGCAATTGCTTCCTGTACTCACAGCTCTCGTCGTACCTTGCCTTCTCTCTTTCGAGGCTGGATGCTTTCTCGGAAAACTCTTTAGGCTTCCTTGGGCAATAGAGAATGGAATCTCCGAACAGATCCGCCTGATGGTTCTTCAATGTCATCCATCACACATTCCTAGTCGTTGTTCCGTTTCAGAAAATTGATCTCTCTCCATAGAGAGGCAATTTCAAATCTCATGACAATCACGAACCAGATACCGGCTGCTGCTATCAGCACCAGAACGCATTGAACTGCTAGTAAAAAAGCGATTATTTCCTGCATGTGTTTCTCCTTGGTTATCGTCTCTGTGCGATTAGTTCTGCGTGTGTCCTGAACCTCGGAAACTTTGAATAAAAATCAATTCGTTTCTGGATCCTTTCGTCTGTAGCCCGTTCAAAAAGAGAGCACCTGGTGAACGAGATTTGGAAGCACTGACCATCCATTCCTGTTACAGGGTTGTTGCAATAGATGTTCATGGCCTTGTAAAAGTCGTCATGTCTATCCACGTGGATAGAGCCGTCTTTAGTGCTTATCCAGCCTGCACCAGCGTGTTTGCAATACAAGCAGCACCCGCTCATGTTTTTCTCCTGAAGGAGCTGATGACCGCTCCAATCACAATGCCGATCAGGAATGCAAGGCAGTAATCAATGTTTGAGCCGTCGTAAGCAAACCAACCGACATCAGCCAGATAAAGCAAACCTCCCATCCATCCGAGCAACTTTCCGAAGTACGAAAAATCAAACCTCATGATGTTTCTCCTGGCTGAGTTGGAGAGCAGCTCTCACCAGCAATCCAAACAGCACCAGATTGATGAACACCACCGGCGCCAGCAGGATCATCAGCAGTGTCCAGGCAGAATCACTCATAGTTCACCTCAATCGAAAAGATCAGCAGTAGCGGGTTTACGCATGGATGGCCCGGCAAAAAGCATTGGCACGCATTTAGATCGCACACGGTCATAAAGACGGTCGCCGAGTAGTTCAGCCAGCGCCTTGGGCCCGAGATTGCTCATTAGGATGGTCGGCTTGTTTGAAGTCACTCGATTGTCGAGAATGGAAAAGAGGATTCTCTTTTCAGCCTCGGAGCCTTTTTGGATGCCGACTTCATCAATCACCAAAAGCTGAATCGAAGAAAAGAACTTCAGCGTTTCCTCTTCATTCGTTGTTGATCCAGCCTGGTATGTGCTGCGGACGGCCGAGAAGATTTCGCTTGCTTTGTAATACCTTGGATAAGAGAATGCGTACTCTTTGAGAAGCTCGATCATGATTGCGCAGGCAAGATGTGTCTTCCCAGTCCCGCAGCTTCCCAAAAACAGAAGTCCATATCCGCCTGCTTTTGCCTTCTCCCAGCCTTTAACAAAACGTCTTGCCAATTTGAAAGCGGCCTTTTGGCTGTCTGTCTCTTGAATGAAGGTTGAGAAGTCTTTGGTTTGATACTCAAGAGGCATACGGGTTTCTACAATTCTTTGCTTGCGGTTTCTCTCGGCTTCCTCTTTCCTTGCCTTCTCTTCATCAATAGCCCTTCGAGCTTCTTTGAGCTTAAAACATTCAGGACATTCGCTTACTTCCTTGATCTGTCCGCTTAACCAGACTTGATTTGCAAGGTATTCCCCGTGCAATGGGCACATTGTTTTAACTTGCCGTATTTCCAATTTTCCGAGAATGGTATTAACGGCTTTGAGATTTTTGGTTTCGGTGTTGTTCATAGTATTAAGTTCCCGTCTTTATCAAACTCGCACTGCTCCCGGTAGTACTCCTCAGTGAATCCGCCAGGAGGTTCGTACTCGAAGGACGGAGCGTTGTTGAATTGGTTCTGGCTCTTCTTCTCTCGCTTAGCTTTGTCATTGATGCAGAATGTTGTGAACGCCGCTTTGTAGTCTGCGTACTCAACATCCTTGGCTTTGCAGTAGGCGATCAGAGAATCAAACAGCGATTGCGGGTCTGGGACCCCGTACCGCTTGGCTATCGCCAAATAATCCTCCGGGATCTGATCTCCGTCTTTGAAGGGACATGGGATCTTTTCCTTCTTCTGCCGTTTGGCCTTTGTCTTCTTCTCAACAATTTCTGTTTTGGAAACAGTTGTCTTCTGCAGCGGGAGCTCTTGTTCAACAGGAACGGTTTTTAAAGGAGTCTCTTTTTCACACGCACGCCCCGCGAAAGTTTTGGTGGCTTCTGGATGGTGTCCGTGGGTGTGTATTTCCTTATCCTGTTCCTGGTCCTGCTCCTGTTCCTGGATGCAACATGGTTGCCCGTTGGTACGTGACATGGCATCCTTGATGGCATCAATTAAGTCATTAGGGATGGCATTTCTCATTCCTACAGAAAGGCCATCGACAAAGGTTTTCAGGCGTGCAACATGCTTGTCCAAGAGGTCGCATTCGGGCATCAGATCAATCAATTCGCACCATGACTTGAATGCATTAGGAGAAGAAGGCGCGTTGTACTTTAGGAAGTTATTTATGACAATTAGCCCTGCCTTCTCATCAGCATCAATCATGCCGTTTAAAGTGACTTCTTGGATGGCATGCGACATGGCATCTCGTTGCCAACCCAATTCGTCAGCAAGGTTTGAAACTCGTGTCCGGATAGTTCCTATCTGCGTGGTATCTGGATGAGTCAGGAGCAAAATAAAGGCAAGTTTGCCGTTATCCGAAAGCTCCCTGAACTTCCTGTCATTCCACATTCGGACGTCTATTTTTCTATAGCGAGCCATAGCGACTCCCAGTTAGTTGGCGACAGCGTGTTTAATCACCGGAATGCGTTTGAATTTTTTCTGCAAGAACAAAAGGCGACCTTCTGGCATTCCAGACTTAAGCCATCCAGAAACGCTGGCCGGTTTAACTTCACAGATGTTTGCAACAGCTGTAGTTCCGCCTAAAGAATCAACGATTAGGCGGGCTGTCTGAGTATCGGTTTTTTTGCGCATAGCTAAATTTTTCCTAATTTTTGCCTTATTAAATTATAAGGTTTTCCGAATTACTTAATCAATGCGCCTAATTATTTTTCTTTAAAATGTATTAGGAAAACCTAATAAAGAAAGGGTTACTCAAATGAACGAAAAAACAACATTGGCAGAGCGTTTAACCTTGGCGTTGAGTGATTCCGGATTAAAGAAAAGTGACATCGCTAGGTTATGTTTTATCTCCCCGGCATCTGTATCAGATTGGTTTTCCGGTAAGTCAAAAAGCATCAAGTCCATTTACCTTCCCAAAGTTGCCAAGGTTCTTGGCGTCTCCTCGACATGGCTTGCGACTGGGAACGGTCCCATGAAATCCCCAAACGTACTGGTGACAGAGGATGTGTGTGATGACGATGATTGGGTAGAGATTCCTGAGTACAAAATCCGATTTGCGGCAGGTTTCGAACAAAACTCCACATTGGAAGAACTGGCTTCTGAATACAAAGCTGCTTATCGTCGTTCATGGTTCCAGAGAAAGCACGTCAATCCAGAAGACTGCAAGCGCTTCAAAGTAAAAGGAGATTCCATGGAACCTCTTTTGCTAGACCATGATGTTGTCTTAGTTGATTGCTCCAAAACTGAGATCATCGATGGCCGAATCTATGCCTTTGTTTTTGGGGATGCTTTAAGAGTAAAGCGGCTTTATAGAAAAATCGACGGCTCGATAATGGTGCATTCAGAAAATCCAAACTTTCCGGATGAAACCATTAAGCCAGCAGACACTGAGCAAGTTCAAATTATCGGAGAAGTCATTGAAAGATCTGGATCAGTTTGATAAAGATTTAGGAGAAGAAAAATGCTTTTCTGTGAACGAGGCATCCGTGCTCCCGAACGCCTTTATTCTTTAAATAAATTTTATGTGATACCGTCTGAAGCAGAGAAAAAATGGAAACTCATGGGTATATACGTACCCATATTTTTCTTTTTCATATCTCACGCTAAGGCGGGCATGTCGGCAGAGATCTTGAATCAAACTGCGACTTTATTATGTGAAGCCTTGTTCAAGAAGAAATACAAAAGAAGCTTTTTCTTCTTCAAAAAACTTATCGAAGACCCTTTTGAAGATTATTGGGATGAAGTCATTGGCATAGCATTTTCAGCAGTTTGGCAACAAGCGAAATGGGGCGACTTCATGGAAAAGGGATACAGCATGTCATGGCACCTGGGCAGACAATTTGAATATATGTCGGTTTTGAACTTTCGCCCAAATTTCCTTAGATCTAGGTTAGAAGTCGATGAGGAATTGACAAGAATTTATCAGTCCGAGTGCAAAAAGGAAAAAGAAATTTCAGCCCTTGCGTGGAGGCTATCTCGGATGCCTGCTTCAGAAAGAGAGAAGCTGTTGCAACGAAGATACCAATAACTCACCCAAAAGAGAAGGACAGCCGAAGGTTCGGGGCTTTGTGCGACACATATCAACGCAAGGACATTTATAAAAGAATTTAGGAGGCAAAATGTCTCAGTACGATGTTCCAGAAAACGATGCAAGAGAAATAATGCTACTGCCAAAGGAGGGAGAACCAAATGACTGGATTGCAAATGATGGCTCGGAGAATGTTATTTCAATGGCTTTCCCTGCCGTTGTTACTAAGGGTCCTCCGTTATCTGGACTGAAGGTTGTTTTTGATTACAAATACCCTCGCGACATTCCTGGCGAAAGGATACGAGCAACACTCTTTCAAGAAACAGGTAAAAAGAGACAACGAATGCGGCAGCGCGTCTATCAAATCGAGGTCAGATCTGGGAAGATTTCTTCTGCTCACCAATTGCCACATGAGCACATTGGAACGCTAAGATTAAACTTTGACAAAGTACTTAACTTTAGCGAGTGCTTGGATCTATTTTGCGAAAGATGTAATTTAACAATTTGTGGGGATCAGGAGATTCTTGATCCCGGAAAATTCGAGTTATTGCCATGATGAACAAAAGATTGCCTGATATTCTAGGAGAAAGCTTTCAGTTAGTACTAATGCAAGAGAAATCTTCCATTTGGCAACTCTCTTTGCCTATCAAAACTCTCGATAACGACAACTTTGAAATCTATCTAAGAAAAACGGGCAAAAACTATCACCTCTTCGATGATGGGAACACATTGTGGACCGCCACTGGCTTAGGTGCGAAATCTAAACTCTTCAAAGAGAAGCTTGCACTTGTAGCTCACATAAATGAACTAAACCTAGATAAGTTCGGCGAGTTGAATGCTACCTGCACTGAAGATAATTTGATTGAAACCGTCGGAAAGTTCATTAAAGCGTTAAATCAAACAGATTTATTTTTAGCTACCGACCCAGAGCTTTTCCAGGTTAAAGAAAACCTATATGAAATTGCCAAAAACATGTTGTCTGAGCTAACCACCGCGTTAATTTGTAAGCCAAAGGTTAGTTTCACCGGATACTCGACCAATAAATATTCTTTCGATTTTAAGATCAACGATTTACTAGTCGATGCCTTACCGCCATCCGGAAACAGTATCAACTCTTGCATAGCTAAAGTAGTCGATATCAGAGCAGCGCTTTCCGATGAAAGGGAGAAAAACTTTTATCCAACTGCTTTAATTGACGACAGATTCGTTGATAAAAAAGACAAGCATATAAATGGATTTTTGAAAAAATTAACAACAATAATGAGCGCCTATACTTTTTCCCAAGCTCCTAGTCTCATTGAAAGATCTTCTTTCCTTTAATTCAGCTGCACCGCCTCCGGGCGGTTTTTTATT